TGGCGATGCCGGCAGTGTGGAACAGCACAAGCTAAACGACCAAATCGAAGCCGATCGCTATCTAGCCTCAAAACAAGCCGCGAAATCGAAGCGTCGTGGCTTGGTCTTCAACAAGATTGTTCCACCGGGGGCCGAGTAACCGTGTTGTCCTGGATTTCCAATTGGTGGTCACAAAAGCCGGTGCGCGGTCACAAGCCGAGCGCGATGCGAATTGTGCGCGCACGTTACGACGCTGCGGTGACCACCGACGATAATCGACGCCATTGGGCTAATGCCGACGGGCTTTCGCCCAACGCAGCCAATAGCGCCGAGATTCGTCGGATCCTGAGGAACCGTGCTCGATATGAAACGGCCAATAACTCGTATGCTCGAGGGATCGTTCTGACCCTCGCGCACGATGTGGTTGGGACCGGTCCCCGGTTGCAAATGCTCACTGGCGACTCTGAAGCCAATCGTCGCATCGAGCAAGCTTTCATGCTGTGGGCTCGCTCGGTGAATCTCGCTGAGAAACTCCGCACGATGCGGATGGCACGCGCCACGGATGGCGAATCTTTCGCAATCCTAACGAACAATCCTCGCCTCAATACGGAGGTCCAACTCGACCTTCGTCTCGTCGAGGCAGACCAGGTCACGACGCCCGATCTCGACCGGCTTTCCACCATTGCTGTGGACGGGATCGTGTTCGATTCCTCTGGGAACGCAGTCGAATACCATATCCTTCGCAATCACCCAGGTGATGGCTTTTACTCAGCTCGCAGCGATTACGACCGCATCCCGGCCGATGCCGTACTGCACTGGTTTCGAGCCGACCGCCCAAGTCAAACTCGCGGTATTCCGGACATCATGCCGGCATTACCACTCTTCGCACAACTTCGCCGATTCACGCTTGCTGTACTGGCAGCAGCCGAGACCGCGGCCGATTTCGCCGGGATCCTCTACACCGATGCGCCAGCCAACGGAGAAGCCGATGCGGCTGAGCCATTCGAACCGATCGAGCTCGAGAAGCGTGCATTGGTCACGATGCCAGGTGGTTGGAAAATGGCTCAGATGCAAGCCGAACAACCATCGACAACCTATAGTGAGTTCAAACATGAGTTGCTCAACGAAATCGCTCGTTGTTTGAACATGCCGTTTAACGTCGCAGCGGGTAACAGCTCGGGCTACAACTACGCCTCAGGACGTTTGGATCATCAAACCTATTACAAGGCGATCCGAGTCGAACAATCGCATCTCGAACGAACCGTTCTCGATCGGCTTCTCGCTGCCTGGCTCGATGAAGCCGCTCTTCTCCCCGGTCTGCTTCCCAACGGACTTGGACCATTTGCTCAGTGGCCTCACCAATGGTTTTGGGACGGTCACGAGCATGTTGATCCAGCCAAGGAAGCCAACGCTCAGGCCACGCGTTTAGCTAGTCACACGACGACTCTGGCGGATGAATACGCCAAACGTGGCCAAGACTGGGAAACACAACTTCGCCAGCGAGCAAAAGAAATCGCACTCATGTCGGAGCTTGGTCTAGCTACTGAGTCCGTAACTCCCACCACAAATCAGGAAGACGCAGATGTCCAAGACGAGGAAGTCCCCGCCGATGACGCTTAAGCCCCAGCAGAACCAAAGCCAATTGAGCATTTCCGCCACGGCTGTCTTCGACATCGATGCAGCAGCCGACGGTTCGACCGCAACTGCACTGCCCAAGTTTCGCATGGTCGCTTACACCGGTGGCCCGATGCGTGTGGCTGGCTGGCGACATCCGGTGATCATCGATCTAGCTGGCCTATCGATCCCATCGCAGGCTCGACCGATTCGTTTCGGTCACGATCCCCTTTCCGGCGTCGGACACACTGATGCAATTCGTGTTGAAGGGGGCCAGCTCATCGCCACGGGACTTGTCTCACGCGATACACCGGCTGCTCGAGAAGTTGTGGTGAGTTCCAAGAACGGATTTCCCTGGCAAGCCTCAGTCGGTGCTGGTGTAGATGAATTCGAGTTCGTCAAGGAAGGCATGAAGGTCACCGTCAACGGAACGCAGTACAGCGGTCCGGTGAACGTGGTTCGAAAGTCCTCGCTTGGTGAAATCAGTTTCGTAGACCTTGGTGCCGACGGAGCGACGAGCGCAAGCGTCGCCGCTCAGGCATCTGCAACCCCTGGAGAACCAGACATGGACGATTCGCAAGCCTCTACGCAGGACGAAACCGATACAACGCCGGCCGCACCGGTCACTCCGACTTCGGCAACCACAGAACCGTCCATCACGCAACCAGACGTTAATGCAGCTATCGAAGCGATGCGACTCGCGCACGCCACCGAACTCGACCGCATCGCTGCGATTCGTCGGATTTACAACGGCACTCTTCCGAGTGTGGAAGCTCGCGCGATCCGTGAGGGTTGGAACCTCGAAAAGGCGGAACTTGAGAAGATTCGCGCGAGTCGTCCGGAGGTACCAGCGATACACGTTCCGCAAAATGCTATCAATTCGAACGTACTGGAAGCTGCTTGTTATCTTGCTGCCGGTCTAACCAACATCGAGGAGGTCACTGAAGAACAATCACTTGATGTGGCCGCTCGCCGCTTCCGAGGTGGAATCGGACTGCAAGAACTCTTGCTGGAAGCTGCCTGGGCCAACGGCTACTCCGGACGCAATTTCCGCGACCATCGATCTGTCATGCGAGCGGCCTTTGGAGCCAGGATCGAAGCCAGTTCGGTGAGCAACATTGATATTGGAGCAATTCTGGCTAACGTCGCCAACAAGTTTTTGTTGGAAGGATTTTTCAATGTAGAGCGAACTTGGCGCAATATCTGTGCGGTGCGCAACGTTTCAGATTTTAAGACGGTCACCAGTTACCGCTTGATCGGAAAAGATCAATACGAATTGGTCGCTCCAGGGGGTGAGATCAAACACGGAAACCTCGGCAATGAGAGTTACACCAACAAAGCTGACACCTATGGTTTGATGCTAGCGGTCGATCGACGAGACATCATTAACGATGACCTCGGTGCGATCACCACTGTCCCACGTAAGCTTGGGCGTGGTTCGGGCCTAAAGATCAACGATGTGTTCTGGACGACGTTCATGAACAACTCGGCATTTTTCACGGCCGGCAATAAGAACTTTCTCTCTGGAACCGATACGGTTCTCTCGATCGATGGATTGACCAAGGCGGAAGTCGCTTATTACGACATGGTTGACTCCGATGGCAAACCCATCGGTACCATGCCAGCGATTCTACTTGTTCCCACGGCTCTCTCGGCTATTGGTTCACAATTATTCAAATCGCTTGAAATGCGGGATAACACGGCCAACGCTCGTATTCCAATTACTAATCCGCATGCAGGCAAGTTCCGCGTTGAGGTGAGTCGTTATTTCAGCAATTCCAATTACGCGGGTAATTCTTCGAAGGCTTGGTATCTGCTCACTGATCCAAACGATCTGCCGTTGATTGAAGTTGCGTTTCTAAACGGTCAAGAAGCTCCGACCATCGAAACGGCCGAGGCCGACTTCAATGTTCTCGGTGTTCAGATGCGAGGTTACCACGACTTCGGTGCCAGCTTGCAAGACACACGTGCTGCTATCAAGTGCAAGGGTGAAGCCTAAGCCACGCTAAGCCCATTCTTTATACCATCCTACGATTCGTCCACTGAGGTTTAAGAAGTTATGCCACAAGCAACATTTATCCACGAAGGCCATTACATCGACCACACTCCTGCTGGTGCCTTGGCATCCGGAGACGTGGTGGTTCAAGGGGACTTGGTTGGTGTCACCGTTCGTCCTCTTGCTGCTGGTGAATTAGGTTCACTTGCGGTCGATGGAATCTTTGACTTTAACAAAAACACCGGTGTCGCATTCACGGTCGGCACCATTCTGTATTGGGACGACACGAATAACGTCGTGACTACAACTTCGGCAGGGAACAAGTTGATCGGCAAGGTAGTTCGCGCTGCAGTATCAGCCGACACGGTCGTTCGTATCCGGCTTAGCCAATAGCCCTACATCACTTCAGAATTATGACTTTAAAGACGTCTCTTTCTTACGTAGGAATCATTATGAAAACTAAGTTTCTGTCGATGGCGGCTGTGATGGCAATGGGACTTGTCAGCCTATCGTTTGCCCAGGAGAAAATCTGTATCGATGGCAAATGCCAAACAACTCTGTTTTCACCGAATACCATCGTGTTAGATCCATTGCGCGAGAACCTAACGCTAGTGGATCGAGAATTGAAAGCAACCGCCGTAGGATTGTCGGGGGATCGCTTCGAAAAAGTCATTCGGGCCACTGTTCGGGTGACCGTCAGCGGTGTTTGTGGTAGTGGGACCGTTGTCGGACGTAGCCAGGAAGGCAATGCCATCGTCCTCACTAATGCCCATGTGGCCGGCACCACACGGGGCCGAACGGTGAATGTGGAACGCTGGAACACCAAAGGGATAAGCGAAAAAGGGACCGGTACGATCATCGCCTCGGGATACGGCCGAGGAACCAGTGTCGATTTCGCCCTGCTTAAGTGCAATGAGGTGTTCGCTAAAGATGTTGATCCGATCCCTTTGGCGGATCGATACCCCAACAACCAATCTTCGGTAACGACCTTCGGCTGCCCGCGCTGCGAATGGCCAAGTTTGCAGGTGCTTAGACTCAATCGCAAAGAAGGTCAGATCCTCTCCTGGAAACCAGAAGCTATCGGAGGACGCAGCGGTTCGAGCCTGATCGACTATACGGACGAAGGACCGCGAGTCGTTGGGCTGCTGACTTGGGCTGGTGGTGGTGAAGGCCTTGGACAATCGACACCGTTTTTGCTAAGTGCGATGCGAGGGAAGCTGCCAACAACATTGGAAGCCCTGCCAGTAGGTGCTAGGGAAGTGAGCGGCCAGACCAAGGAGCCCGCTGGTCTCGTCCAAGTGCCCTCCACGACCCAGGGCGCACCGTTGAAGCGGCCGCTGCAGCAACTTACCAGTGCGCAAGTACAGGAAGATGTGATTGACTCCATCGTTGATCGTCCACGGATTAAACCAGCACCTCAAGAGCCTGATGATTCCGGATTACTACGGGATCAATTACGCCCCAGCATTCCCTGGACTCCAACGGGTTTGGTCGCGACCTCAGCGGCCTCAAGCATCTTGCTATTTCTAGCACTGCAATATGGCTTACCACTTGCTCTACAAATGATTCGTAACGTTCGAAAGTCCCGTGGAAACACGCTACTCAACGATGAGCAGTTCAAGCAGTTAATGGATCAATACCAGCAACTGCTCAAACTCATGGAGCAAAACGGCAAGCCGCCACCGAACATCAAAACCTAAGCGGAGTATTCCTATGGCAGATCTACTTCGCACTGGGCAAGAGTGGCTCGCCAATCAGCTAAAGACTCACGCTTCCAAAACAGTCGTGTACCTAAGGGGAGCAAACCAGGTAAGTGTCACGGCCATCATCGGCCGGACGCTGATGAAACTCGAGGATGGTTACGGTGG